GTGAAGAATATTCATGTAAAGAAGAAGCAACACGAATATTTAATGATTATCCACGAGAATTAAACTTGTGTGATTTACACATGGATCAATTAAAAAGAAGGATGTTTATATCATGACCAATAGTCAAGAGGTAAACTTTATTCCATCTAGCCAGGATGTAGAGTTTATGACCCCAAGACCACAGTCTGCAAAAAACTATTTGCCAAAATGGTTTAAGGATATGCCTACTCTTCAACCAACTTTAAGAGGTAATAGGGACGACGGTACAGCAAAGAAATGTCCACCATTCTTAGATGCATTAACTTCAGGGTATACACAAGAATTAATATGTGATGTTGAAATAATTAATCTTGGTGTTGATCCAAATACAGGTAATGATATTGTAAATTATAAGTGGGCTGGTCCAATTAAACCATTGTCTACAAGAGCACAAGACACTGATTCTAGAAGAGTGTTTCCTAACTTTGATGGCTACTATACTAACGAATTTCATTGGATAACTCAGTGGGAACCTCAGACTCCAGCGGGGTATAGCACATTATACTTTCATCCAGCAAACAGATTAGATCTACCATTTTTAACAATGAATGGTATTATAGACACAGACAAATGGTCAGTTAATGGGCCAATACCTTTTATGGTAAAGAAAGGGTTTGAAGGTTTGATACCTGCTGGAACTCCAATATATCAAATGATATTTATTAAAAGAGAAGATTGGACTTCTCAAGAATTAGAGTATAATGATAAACAATTTAAAAAAATGTCTTACGGTATTAAAAAGGTAATGGAAAATGGATACAAAAAAAACTTTTGGTCCAAAAAAAATTACTCATAGGTTTGAGCATATTAAATGCTCAAAGAAAAAGGAGAAATAAAAATGAATAAAGAACAATTAAAGGCCGCTCTTGCATCATACGGACGCTCTGTCCTAGGTGCTGGACTAGCATTGTACATGACAGGTGTAACAGATCCAAAAGATCTAGCATATGCTCTATTGGCAGCAATTGCCCCAGTAGCATTACGTGCAATTAATCCAAGCGATACAGCATTTGGAAGACTTCCAGATGTAGCAGAAGTTGAAAAAGCAGCGAAATCTGCAAAAAAACCTGCTAAAAAATAAACAGGTGTAATTAGAGACAGGTGGTTTTAATTAACTGCCTGTCTCATTAAACAATATACCAACAGCAGTATTTGAATATGGTAAATCTTCATAGTTAACATTGTCTTCAATATCAAATCTAAACCAAGATAACATTGTATATCGATTTCCAGATTCTACTCCAGTCACTCCGTGTTTAAACTTTCCAGGAAACATCACCAAGTCACCAGCACTTGGTTTAATTTTTTTATTAATGTGTGGAAAAAATATTTCTCCACCAACATAGTCTTCATTTAAATAGCATATTGCTGCTAAGTTATATCTATAATAGCCATTATGCATTGCTGGATTGCCATCTGGTCCTTCACAATCAGCATGAACTGGAAGAGGAGAGTTTTGTTCTAAATCCCAATTTACCAAATGAGTTGGAATTAGCACGTTTTCATCAAATTTAACATCATACTTATCTGTATAGTTTTTACATATTAAACTATATATATCTTTTTCTGATTTTTTTAGTATATTGAGGACATCTTGGTTATCTATATCTAATCTGTCTATAGGACCTTTAGTTTTATATTCTTTAATCCAGTTTGTTATATAGTCAAGTTTATCCTTAGTCAAAAAATTAGGGACAACAACAACCCTATCTTCAGAATATCCTATTTTGTCAAATTGCTCTACATATTTGTCATATATCATTAAACAAGTATATCACTAAGAGGGTGGTACAATAGTAGACATGAAAGGTGAGCCAATGGATTCAGAAGATGTAAACAAACAAGCACCATGTTGGGATGGGTATGTACAACGTGGTATGAAACCAGGAGCAAATGGTAAACCAGTTCCTAATTGTGTACCTGCAGCAAAAGCAGATGATCTTTGGGAAGATGATGACACAGTTGTTTATGAAACAGATAACTTATCAAAAGCAGAAGGTTACTCACCACCAGCAGGAGTAAGATCAGCAGCACGTAGAGCAATTAAATACAAAGAAAATGGTAAAGCAAAAGGTGCTGGTACATCAGTTGGTTGGACTCGTGCAGGTCAACTTGCTAGAGGAGAGTCAATATCTTTAAGCACAGTTAAACGTATGTACTCTTATTTTTCAAGACACGAAGTAGATAAAAAAGGTAAAGACTTTAATAATGCAACAGATCCTTCTAACGGAAAGATTATGTGGTTAGCATGGGGTGGAGATGCTGGTTTTGCATGGTCAAGAGGAATAGTTAATCGTGAAAAAGATAAAGCATTATTTGCTGATTTTGGAAAAGATTACACTAAATCAAATAGAATAATCTTGTCATGAACATATTTTATTTTTGGCATTCATTGGTTATTGGTTTATTAATGATATCCTCATTTTTTTGGGGCAGATCTTATCAGAAAGAAAAAATCAATGAGCAATAACAGATTAAGAAAAAACAGAAAGAAAAAATACGCACACAATCAAATTCAAATAAAAGATGGTTGGATTGTTCGTGTCAGAAAAGATGGAACAATTAGAGAAAAGTTTTCAAGATACGTTGCTAACCACAAAAAAGAAAGTTAAACTATTTCAGTATTTCCATGAGTTAAAATTTGTCTCATTGTATTAAACACTTCTGATTCTTGCAGAGCATTTTCAAAAAATTTTAAATCATTTAAAAATACAATGCCATGTCCTATTTCATACATTAAAGGTATATTATTATTTTTAGTATAATTTATAACATATGATAAATACTTAGCAGAATAGTCTTGACCCATAGCACTAAGAATTAAAAAATCTCTACCCTTAAAACTATATGAAGATACTATAATATTAGAATATTCTGGCTTCATCCATATTGGAACATCATCATACTTTAACCACATACATTTATATGTTTTACACGGATCGTTTGGTCTATCTTTATATATGCCACATTTTTTTTCAGTTAAATTTAAAAAATGACAAGGCTTTCCATTACCATATATGTGACCAAAAATATCTCCACCAACACTAGTTGTTCCATCACAACATTTTGTACACGTTCCACATTGTTTGGCCATTACCAACCACCACCACAAATTTCTTTATAATGATGTTTTGTTGTCTTTCTGATAGTTTTTTTAGTAGGAGCGTACATATCTGTAAAACAAGATGGGCATTGATAATACCATTCTTTACTAAAATAATCATATATAAAACCTTTAAGACTTTTATTTTTGTTCATCACAAATTCTTCAAAAGGATACAACACGTCATTTGGAAACATATATCTAGTATACCAGTCAGTAGTCAAAAAGTAAAGAGCAGTTTCCAGACATGCTCAGGTCCCTCTAGTTAATATAAATAACTATGAGTCTATTTTACCTTAATTTGTTTAGGTCTTTTATCTTCTGGTACGATTCTTTCAATCTTAACAGATAATAATCCGTCAACCAATTCAGCATTAGTTACTTCCATATATTCACCCAATGCAAAAATGCGGGTAAATTTACGAGAACTGATTCCCTTATGGACAGTTTGAGAACCGTCAGTGCTGTCTTTCTTTTCACCTTTAATGATGAGTGAGCCGTTATCTACAGTTACCTCAATATCATCTTTGGAAAAGCCAGCAAGGGCAATGTCTACCTTATATGTATCTTCATCAATTTTGATTAGATCATATGGTGGATATCCACTGTTATTGGTTTGTACCCTTTTAAAACGCTCCAATTCACGATTGAAGCCAACAAAAAATGGATCTTGAAAAAGATCCAACATAGATGTTACCATTTTATTTCTCCTTTTCAGCGAGTAGTTTTGTCCCTCCTAAGAGCAGACAGTATAATTATATCATATACTATTTAATAAATCCCTATACCCATCTATGGTACCAGCATCAAAGTACATTCCGTCTACCTCAAAAGCATACATATTACTTATCTCATCTAATATTAAGTATTCAAGATCTATACCTATGTGCATATTGAATCTGTTAAGTTTATTTAATACCACGCTATCTAAAGCAAAAGCACCCCACATATGTGGATAGTCACAGTCTTTCGCCTTTTCTTCAATACCAATAATAGAATTTTTAATCAACTCAACCTGACCAACTTTTCCCTTTAGTTCATCGTGCATTGGCCAACATGCTATAGAAATCATATTAGTTTTTATATGCTTAGATAATTTGATGTATGGGTTTTCTCCTTTAAAGTATGTATCAGGCATGCCAACTATATACTTATCTGCCTTGTACTGTTCTGACATTTTAACCAAAGCGTCATTCATAGTAGACGGTTCTATAACAACAATATCTACTTTATTTAAATCAAAAGATTTTATTAATTCGTACCACTTGCTAGTTGTACTTATTACTATCCTGTCAACATAAAAACTCATTTGTTGAACTTGTCTTTCTATCAAAGATGTATTGTCTTCGTCACAAGGAAGGGCAAATTTAGGTAACCCATTCATTCTTGATGCTTTGCCAGATGCTGGTAAGAGCCCTATGGTTTTCACTCTAAGCCCATAGATTTTCTTAACTCAATAATTTCATAATATGCTTCATCACTTTGACTGAGTGTTTGTGGATTGCAATACTGTAAAATAGTTACAGCACACCAATGCTGAACCTTTACATTATTTTGTAAGGCAATTAAAAAAAAGGCCCAATCTGCTATTATGTAGTCTGGATATCTGCCAATTCTTTCCCAACAAGATTTTCTTATTGGACTATTATGAAAAACTCTGTGATTGTCAGGGTGTCCAATTAATGAGGCCCAGTTTGCTATAGGCTGTAACATTCTATTAAATTTTGTAAAGTTTTCTGGTTTTGTTTCGACAAAAATGTT